CTGGAAGAGGAACTTGAGTAGATGCACTTTGACCAGCTGTAAGTAAAGTTACTGTCCAACTATCTCCTGCTCCACCTCTGGTAGTTCCATCTTCTACAAAAAATATTCTGTTAGCATTACCACCTGTTGTTGATGCAGGCATTGTTAGACTAGCATTACCCGATAAAGTTCCTACAACTTTAATATAAAGGTTTTTACCATTCGCGGTCGCCGATCCATCAGATAAATCTAATGTAGTGTTACCTGTGCTTAAAGTTACTTCTACATAACCTGATGCCGCTGTTTGTAATAATTGTAAATTAGTGTTTGTAATAGTTCCCCATAGACCGGCTTTTTCACCGGTTGCTACGAGTTCTAATGATAAATCTGTTGAATAAGTTGATGCCATAATTTTAGTACGGTTTGATTGGTGTCCAAACCATTGTCGCTCCTGGTATTATATCGTTCCAAGCAAGAGATACCTTGTCAGGATTTATATTTGCCGCTCCTGTTACTGTAACATTTCCTGTTGCTAACGTCAACGCGTTCTTAACTGCTGTTACATTAGCATCTGCAGTAACTGTAATTGCTCCTAGACCTAATGATACTTGTGAACCCGTAAGGCTAACATTAGCTTTACCACTAATAGTTAAAGTACCAAGACCTAATGCAAGTCTATTTGGATCTGGATCTTCTACAATAGAATCTGCAATAATTCCTACACTACCAATGCTAATAGTAAGTGCATTTTTAGTTACAACTACGTTAACACTATTATCGGGTCCCGATGTAGCGAATGGTAATGCTGCTATTGCGTCAAATCCTAAACTCATAAATAATCCTTAAAAGGAGACAGGGGGTATGTGGTGGTGCCCTGTCTCCATCTAAAGATTATACACTATAAATCTATAGTATCAAATATAATTAAAATTGATTAAAACTCGCCTTTTTGTATCTGTATGGCTCGTTCCTGTATGCTCTAAATTAGAATCAAATATAATCATTCTATTTTCAACAGATGAGACTTCCTCTCCATTTTTAAATATAGTTTTACCATTATTAGTATTTATATAAAGAATAGCAGTAGTAACGTCAGGTATATCCGTATGAAAAATATGATTATATATTTTATTTTTTTTAGTTTGTAAATTTAATTTAACTTGTATGGTTTTTTTAGCTTTTAAATTACTTAAAATGGGATTTATATATTTTATAAAAGTACTTGTAGTTTTACTTTCTTTTATAACTGTATGGGTAAATTGAAAATCATCATCATTTTTATAAACTTTGTAATCATTAAAAAACCAAGAAAAATGTTCTCCTAATATTAAATCTTTTAACTGTAAAAAAAATTCTTTATTTAAAAAATTATCTATAACTTTAATTTTTGATTTCACAATATCAACTCTGTTAATTGAGGATTTGATCCTACAGATCCTTTATAGAAAGTATTAAAAGCTAGACTTATTCTAGTGTTGTTTCCTTTTTTAGTTTCTACTTGATGAGTAGTCGATGATGGAAACATAAATAAATTACCTGTTTCTACAGGAAAAAACCAAGTACCAGAGTTCCATAAATTCCATTTTGTATCATTTATTTCTGGTTTTATTTGTTGGTAACCTTTTGAATCTACAAATAAAATTTTATCATTTTTTATATCTGAATCAAAATACAATACTCCAGACACTACTGAATTAGGATGTTCGTGTCTATGATGATATTGATTTGCTTCTGTATAATTTAACCACGATTGAGTTATATAAAGTTCTATATTATTTTTAGGGCAAATGATTGTATCTAAATAATCTTTGCAATGTTTTTAAATTCTTTTCTGTTTAAAATATAATTATCTTTTGTATTAATATTTCCTTGATTATTTGTGCAATGTTTTTTTTGTTGTTCTACAAAATTTAATTCTTGTTTTGTAAATCCTCTATCTATTTTTGTTGTATAAATAGGTGTTGGAAAAATATTTTGAATTACAGGTTTAGTCATTTAATATACCCAAGATACAAATGAGTATCTTGTTCCTTTTTTAACTGGTTTAACTAAATGTGGATATAAAAACACAGATGGAAATATTATTAAATCTCCAGCTTTAAATTTGATTTCGTAATCATCAAACATAATAAATTCTCCACCTTCATAATTATCATTTAAAACACACACAATACTTAAAACAGGAATGCCTCTTATATCTCCTGTAAATAAAGATTGAATATGATCTACGTGTTTTTGTATTGCTTGATCTTTATTGTATCTATTAAATCTTATTTGACTAAATCCAACCCAACCTTTAAATTCTTCTCCACCTAATTTTTCTATTACAATATATTTTTCTATTGCTTTCCAAACTAAATCATATAATTTTTTTATATCAGTTAATTTTTGTGTATTATTCATATACAGTTCTTTTTCTTCACTGCTATATTCTTTATAAGATTTAGAATCAGTCCAATTGTGTCTATACCAATTTTTATCTTTGTTTAATTCTTTAATAATTTTATTACACATTTTTTTAGGAATACATTTATCTAAATGTACTATGTAATCTTTTAAGTTTTTTTTCATTAAATAAAATAATTAAAATTAATTAAGTATCTAAAATCAGAATCATTTGATTTTGTTCCTCTATGCTCAATATCACTGTTGAATATTACTATTTTGTTTTCTTCTGATTTAACAAAATAAATCTTATCTTTAATTTTAAATTCTGTTCCACCATCACAAGTGTTTAAATACAATATAGCTATTTTACAATTAAATTTTTGATCTGTATGAAAAGCACAAGATTTTTCTTTGTAAAAAACAGATGGGGCTAGATTTGCTCTTGCTGTTATGGTGGCTTTTGAATTTAGTTTATTTAAAATAGGTAATATAAACTCATAATATCTTTCAGAATTTACTTTATGATTATTATAAAAAGAATGAGTAAAATACCCTAAATTATTTGTTGTACCAGCAACCATAGTTTGTCTTTTAAACCAAGGGAATTCTGATTTTATAATGAGTGTTTTTAATTTTTCAAAAAAATCTTTATCTAAAAAATTATTGATAATTTTTAAATCTCTTTCCATACCACCTTATGAAAATTATAATATGTTATTTTCTAGGAATTGTCAACAAAGTCCCACGTTTGGTTTTCTTCGTTCCAAACATATTTACTTCCATCTTGAAGTTGTTCTTCTGTTAATTCAGGTCTAACAACTGGTGATTCCCAAACACAAGTAGTTTCGTTTAATATCCAGCTATTATAAGGTTTAGGTTCAATGAAAGCATCTCTAGTTTGATCGTATGTGTAACCAACACTTGCAAAATTTTTTCTAAAAGGAATACCACCCAATTTATGTTCTCCACCAATAGTATTATAAGAAGTTTGTTTCCAAACATCTCTTGATCCATAAAGATTATTTAAAAAATCCATACCAGCTTGTTCTGTTGTTGCAACATCATTTGAAACAACGTGAACTGTTTCAACTATATTACCAACTCCTAATTTTGCAAAATGTGCCATAATTTATCCTGTATAACTCCCTGATGCATTAAATACCATTACAGTATCTGATCCATCTGTTGTAACTGTTGGACTTCCTGATGTTGTTCCAGAGTAACTTGCTGTTGGAACTCTTAAAATTACAACTCCACTACCACCAGCACCACTATCGGCAGGTGGGTTACCACTTCCAGCTCCTCCTCCTCCACCTGTATTTGCAGTTGCGGGAGACGCAGCAGATCCGGGAGCAGTTGTTCCACCTTGTCCACCACCACCAGCTCCACCAGCTCTACTATTATTATTACCATAATCATTTCCACCGCCACCACCACCTCTTGTAACTGATGAACCTGTAATAGTTGATACAACTCCATCTCCACCTGCTACAAAACCATTAGTATTACCAATTTCTCCAGCACCTCCGCCTCCACCAGAATCTTCCCCTCCATTTCCTGGACTAATATAACTAACACCTCCAGCAAAACCTTGATTAGCTGTACCAGCACCTCCTGGATTACCAGCGCCCGAACCGTGTGCTCCACCACCACTACCACCAGCTAAACCAGCATTAGGAGAAAATCCTCCTCCACCTCCACCAGCGGATGTTATGGTTGTAATACCAGAACCAGAAATAGATGAATCAACTCCAGAATTACCAACACCAGCTGAAGTTTTTGCTGCACCACCAGCACCTACTGTTATTGTGTAAACTATTCCAGGACTAAATGTTAAGGCTGTTTCAGCAGAACCACCTCCACCAGAAGTTTCAGAGTTATAAGAACTTCTATAACCACCGGCACCTCCACCTCCTCCTTGATCATATCCACCAGCTCCACCTCCAGCTACAACTAAAAAACTTGCTGAATAAGTTTGTGCAGTTTCAAAAGTAACATCGTCATCTGAATTAGGAATCCAACCTTTAGTTGTTCCTGAATAGACTATATCTATTGATTGACCATTAGTGTTATAAATAGGATTAGGACTTGTATTTCCTTGGAATTTTAAAGAATTTTGATTTATGGTAACTGCGTTCGTTCCCCAATTTCTAGCATAGTCTGTAAAAATTAATCTATCTCCAACAGAGGCTGCAGCTGGTAGTGTGACTGTAATAGCATTTGAAGATGTATCTAACCAGTAACCTCTATTAGCGACAACTGTTATAGTTGAAGCTGTCACTATTGATGATTGCCATTCTAGATTGTCACCAAATCCTGAAGCAGTTCCATTATTAACTAGAGTAACTCCTGAAGGAATACTAACTGTATCTCCAGACGTACCTAAAGTTAAGGTTGTACCGCTTTGCGGATCTACCTGATCTACTTCTATTTTACTCATTTAAATTCCATTGTTGTGTTGACTCGTTCCAAATATAATTTTGTCCATCATCAGGTTTTATCACTGGTGCTTCCCACAGACAAGTCGTTTCGTTTAATATCCAACTATTGTGAGGTTTTGGTGGTATAAATGCATCTAATGTTTGATTATATTTAAAACCAATTCCTGCATAATTTTTTCTAAAAGGTGTTCCACCTAATTTATGTTCTCCACCATAAGTATTATAAGAAGTTTGTTTCCAAATATCATTTGTTTTATAAAAATTATTTAAAAAATCTATTCCTGCTTGTTCAGTTGTTGCAACATCATTAGATACTACTTCAACCGTTAAAACTTTATTTCCAATTCCTAGTTTTGCAAAATGTGCCATAATATTCTACGCTGTATAAGTACCATTTCCTGTAAATTTAATAACTTTGTGGCTTCCATCTGTTGTTACAGTCGGACTTCCTGATGTTGTACCTGAATAATCAGAGGTTAAAACTCTTAAAATTACTACACCACTTCCTCCATTTCCTGTAGCTTGGTCGTTTGCACCACCAGAACCACCTCCTGTATTTGCTGGGGAACTACTAGATGGATTAGGGTTTATACTACCATCAGTACCACCACCTTGACCTCCTGGCCCTGGCCCTGGTGCACCACCTCCTCCTCCGGCATAATAAATAGAACTACCTGTTATTGCATTTTGTAATCCATCTCCCCCACCTCTATCTCCTGGTGTAGTTCCAGTAGTACCAGCTTCGGAAGCACCTCCACCACCACCATTATTTGATCCACCATCAAAACCTTGTGGTGCAGTTCCAGAACCTGCTGTACCACTAGCACCGGCACCTCCTCCAGAACCTCCATCTAAACCAGTAGAACCTGGAGCACCAATTGATGAACCTCCACCACCACCACCAATAGAAGTTATTGTTGTAAGTCCTGTTCCAGATAAAGTGCTATTTACTCCTGGATTACCTCTTTGTTTAGGGCTACCAGCAACACCACTTCCACCTGCACCTACTACTGCAGTGTAAACTTCTCCTGGAGTTAAACCAATAGCTGTACCACCAAAATTAGTTAAATATCCACCAGCACCTGCACCAGCTCCATCTCCTGTCCCGCCAGCACCTCCACCAGCAACCACTAAATATTCTGCATTATATTGTTGTGATGTTTCAAAACTAACGTCATCATCTGAATTAGGAATCCAACCATTAGTTGCGCCTGAATAAACAATATCTACTGATTGTCCGTCTGTGTCATAAACAGGGTTAGGGCTTGTGTATCCTTGAAATTTTAAAGAATTTTGATTTATGGTAACAGCATTAGTTCCCCATTTTCTAGCATAGTCAGTAAGAATTATTCTATCTCCTACAGAAGCTGATCCTGGAAAAGTTACAGTACAAGCATTTGAAGTAGTATCTATCCAATATCCTTTTCCTGCTGCTGCTGTTAAAGTGGCAGCTGTAACGATACTTGATTGCCATTCAATTCCAGCACCAACAAGTGATGCACCTGAAGCAACTTGTACAGTATCTCCAGATTTACCAATAGTAATAGTATTAGCATTTTCGTTAATAATATTATTACCGTCTACATCCTGAACTGTATTTACTTTTATAATACTACTCATTTAAATCCCATTGTCTTGTTGTTTCATTCCAATTATAATCTTGACCATCTTCTGGTCTAGCAACCGGTGCATTCCAATCACAAGTTTCTTCATTTAATATCCAACTACCAAAAGGTTTAGGAGGAATAAAAGCATCTCTTGTTTGATCATATTTATAGCCTACACCTGCAAAATTTTTTCTAAATGGAGTGCCACCTAATAGATGAACTCCTTCTAATGTATTATATGATGTTTGTTTCCAAATGTCATTAGTGCCATACATATTATTTAAAAAATCTATACCTGCTTGTTCAGTTGTTGCGACATCGTTAGATACAACTACAACTTTTTCAACTTTACTATATCTTCCTATTTTTGCGAAATGTGCCATTATGCTGTATATGTCCCGTTTGCGTTAAAAGTTATTATTGTGTCCGATCCATCTGTTGTAACTGTAGGAGAACCACTTGTTGTTCCTGTATAATCAGATGTTGCCATTCTTAAAATAACGACACCGCTTCCACCAGTTCCTGAACCACCGTTGTCACCTCCACCAGAGCCGCCTCCTGTATTAGCAGTTGCAGAACTTGAACGCGCACTCGGACTTGGTGAGCCTGACGTACCACCACCAGAACCACCTGGACCAGATGAACTACCTGGAGCTACAAATCTTCCTCCGCCACCAGCTCTTGTAACTGATGCACCTGTTATTGAATTCGCTAAACCAGCTCCACCATTAGGTTGTGTACCAACAGCACCAGCTCCACCTCCTCCGGCTCCATTATCTCCACCATCATTACCTTGACCTACTGTACCAGAACCTCCGGTACCACCTGAATTTCCACCTCCACCACCAGAGCCACCATTAAGACCATCATAGCCTGGAGCACCAATTGATGCACCACCGCCACCACCAGCAACAGCAGTTAGTGTTGAAAATCCTGCTCCGGTTATTGTACTATCGTTTCCAGGATTACCTGTTGCTTTACTACCTGGACTACCCGTTGCAGCACCACCTCCACCTACTGTAATTGTATATACTACACCTGGTTCCATACCAACCGCTGTTCCACCAAAATTAGTTAAATGACCTCCAGCGCCAGCGCCAGCACCATCTCCTGCACCACCTGCGCCTCCTCCAGCAACTAATAAATATTCTACATCATATGCTTGTGATGTTTCAAAAGTAACAACATCATCTGAATTAGGAATCCAACCTTTAGTTGTTCCTGAATAGACGATGTCTACTGATTGTCCGTCTGTGTTATAAACAGGTTGTGGAGTTTGAAAGCCTTGAAAGTTTTTACTATTAGGATTTATTGTGACTGCATTCGTTCCCCAGTTTCTAGCGTAGTCTGTAAAAATAATTTGATCTCCAACAGCAGGAGAAGCAGGAAGTGTAATTGTACAAGCATTTGAACTAGTATCTATCCAATATCCTTCATTAGATGACGCTGTATGAGTTGCAGCTGTAACAATTGAAGATTGCCAAGAAATACCACCACCTACTAATGTTGCACCAGATGCAATTTCTACAGTATCACCACTAGCTCCAAGTGTAATTGTAGTTCCTGATTGACTTACAATATTACCACCATCAGAAGCTTTGTAGGCATCTGATCTAACGTCATTACCTGTAACTGTAACTGTATCTCCACCATCGCCAACAGTTAGCGCTGTTCCTGATCGTGGGCTTATTTTATTTACTTTTACTTCACTCATTAAACTATTACTAATGTCCCTGTTACTGTGATTGTACCAGGTACTGTAATAGGTCCTGCAAGAACACCGTTCTCAACAGTTTGTGTACCGTCAATTGTACCTGCTTGATTTTTTATAAATTCATCAGGAGCTGTTCCGCCCCCTATGTATTGGATTCCATTTACTACTGCCGTCATAATTCCTCCTATGTACTAATACTGTCAATAAATGATGTAACAATATCTAAAGACGAAGCTGTATTACTTTGTGCTTTAAGAGTATCGCCACTTTCTAAAACAATTTTTGCACCACCTTGAATTAGTTCGATTGCAGAGTTTGGTGGAACACTTACGTTCTTTGCGATGAAGTGATCATTTCCACCATTTACAATCTGACAACTAGCCAAAACAGTTGAAGCTGTGGTATTACATATTCTGATACCTATAACAGCATCATAGTTTCCACCAACTACTAAATCGACTGGTGATGTACCAACATTTCTTTGTAAATTGTTTCTAAAATCTTGTGCCATATTTTTTTCCTATTTATAATGCAACCGCCATTGCTAATG